GATAATGATGCAAGATTTGGGTTGACTTGTGTGGTGGGATTTGGTATGATAAGTGTAGGAAATAAATTACATGAAAAGGATGAGTGAAAAGAATGTCTAATTATCAAACATTAAAAGTCGAATGGAATGAACATGAATCAAGTGGTTATTATTTAAATCAGGTGTCATGCGGTTGGAACAAACAAAAACAAGTATATTGGATAAAGTCTATTAATGGAACATATACACTTAATCCAAAAACTAAAGAAATTAAATTATTCGACGGAGTAATTGAAAAAATAGTCAATTTCAAAGATTGGTCAATAATATAAAAGGAGAATTAAAACCATGAATCAAAACACTAAAAACATTGCAACAATTTTAATCGGAAACGAAATAAGAAAAGTTGTTGAAACTTTAATTACATCTAGAAAATATAATTCGAATAATGAATTCCTAGAGAAAAATCTAAATGAATTAAACGCCGCCTACGAGGATTTAATGGGAATAGCACACGAAAAATACATAGACTATCATTCATCTAAAGATCAAATATGGATCATAAGTTAAAACAAATTCCCTGCCAATAAAGGCAGGGTTTTTCATTCTCAAATAACATTTTTCTTATACCTGACCTTCAACATATGAATCCAAACATTATCCAATTCCCAACCACCAACTCTCATAGTGTTGATATGTTCCATCAATTCCGGTTGATTGTCATAGACATAAACAACGATTTGATATTCAGTTTCTTTCACCATAATAAATCACTCCTATTCATTTATCTGACAAAACCCACAATTCACCTTTCTCATTTAGTTCTTTCATGAGAGGTTGAGCTTCTTCTACAGAATTAAAAACTTTTTCATTACGTTTTCCGTCACTTAACCATATTACCTTAACTTTAGACATGTTCCAATTACTCCTTTATTGAATTCTCATTTTCTTAAACATTTCATAACCAATATTTCTCAAAACCTGATTATCAAACCTTAAATATCCATTCATAAAAGCCCGAACCATTTTAAACAAATAATAATTATTTCTCCAACCCGTCATTAACATAGCATTTTCATTTATATCATCCGTAGTCAATGCAAATATATTGCGGCTACTTGGATCATAATCATTGCTAATAAACATCAATCCTGCATAAACATCAACCCATATGCCCATAGTCATACCCTTATAAATTAATGCAAACTGGAATCGACTTTCTTTCGTTTTTCGCTCAATGAACAAATTACTATCATTAATAAATTCATTGTCCAAACTCATATCGCCGTATTCAGTCCCGTCAATCAATGATCCAAATTTAGTTTTTCTTCTCTCACTAGAAAATTCCCGACTTTCCGGTATTTCAACAAGAATATTTTTGTAAGCATTAAACCTCTTATTGGTATCCGGTACAAGATCAAAATAAAGAAAATAGGGATTCACTAGCGAAACGGCATTACTCATACAAATACAACGAACATTTTCACGATCACGAAAAACAGTGTCCATAAGATTCAATAACGCTTGAACCTCGTTAGGCAAATAACCGCTGTTATCCTTCTCTCTTATAAACTCATCAAAGATAATAGTTCCGACTTTCGGGTAAGCGTTAGATTTCTCGCTTTGCCACATCGATAAAGGTATAGCCCATCCATACACTTCATCGTCAATCAAAAGCAATTTTCCTTTTACCTTAAATTCATGCCCCGGAAATTTATCTTTAATATCGTCAAAATAATTGATAACCTTCCTTAATTCGCTACGATATCTCCTCACATAAATCATCTGTTCACCGGTTTTTAAAAATCTTCTAATTGGATATTCCTTCATACTATACGATTTACCGATTCCTCGCGCACCGATTATAAAATTCAATATCCGATTATACGATAACATTTTCTGCGGATTATAATATTTACTTTCTGTTAACATCTTACATCACCTTTATCCTATTCTTTTCTCCCTGTAGCTTTTCTTAATTCTTCGGCAACATAATGGGTATAATCCTGAACCTCTTTATTACCATCCATACGTTTCCAATAATCTTGTAAAACGGCGATTATAAAATCCGTTACTTTATCATCCACTTCTAGCACATCCTTACTTCTAAATAATTCCTGTTCTGCTTTACGTCTTCGAATTAACCCTTCCAGAACTTTTCCATTTGCTTTATTATACAAAATAATGTCTTCTTCAATTTGCTTCAAACTCTTTCCAAAAGTTAATTTTATAAGATTTGCAGGTCCACAATTAAAACAAAAGCTAACAAGAGCATCAAATTGATTTTGATTTATCTGCCCAATAACCTCACAATAATTAGGGCTATTAACATAAAATTCATGCTTCAATATATCTCCCATTAACAAGTGGTCAGCTTCATTTTCTGTAATCACCATACCTTCGTGCACATCTGAACCATAATGACCATAACCAATAGTATAATACAATTCACTGCTAACAGCTTTATATGCCACCAATCGCAAACCTTCAAATTTTCGTATTAATTCAATTCCTTTACTTGATATTTGCAAGGCTTATCACCTCTCACAAGAGGGACGCTTATTTAGCCGCCCCATTATTTTTGTTATTTCCGTTACTAAAAATCGATTTAATAAAATCTGCAAATAAATCCGATGTTTTACTATCTCCCGTTAATTTTAAGTGACTTAGTATGGAGTTAATCTCGCTGAGCAAATAACCAATAAATAATATATACAAAGCCGCATTACCTATTGGGTACGGAACCAACAACGATATTGGAATGAAGAACACACACAACATAAAAACTAACATTTTTCGAGCAATTCCATAAATTGCCTTAGAACTAGAAAACTGAACGTTCTTATTAAACTTCGCATTCACCCAACCCATAGTAAAATCAATTAGATTTGCACATAAAATGAGAAGCAAAATATAAATAATTTTCGTGTCCTCATTTTCTAACCATTGGCTCAACCAATTAATCATAGACATTTTATCGCTCCCCTATTATCATATATTACTTACCTCTTCCATCCGCTCATAGCATCCGAAAGCAGTAAGTTAATAATTTTATTTTCAAGATTTCCGATTTGCGGAGGCGGCAACGGTCCGCCGTGACTTCCGTCGTCGGGGTTTGGTCCCGGTCCATCTTCTAGGGTTTCATTCCAGTATTCAGCTTGCGTCCCACGAATCGGCTGATTCGGATTCGCGGGACGCTCATAATGTTCAATAAATAACATTGCAAGATTATATGGCGTATCTGTACTTTGAGTAAATTCATAAAAGGACATAGTGGGGTGTATCCACTGTATATTTTCATCTACTTCATAAATAATACGAAGTAAATTACTATCAATAGCGCCCCATGTTAACGAGTTAGAATCTGCCCAATCTGTATACTTCGATGCTGGAGTCCATTGAACCAACCCATATCCGCCCGACATATTTCCAGCATTTAAGCTTTCCCATATGCCGGGGTTAATGGTGCTTTCTGTCTGCATATTACCCAACATACCACAAATAGCATTTCGTGTCCATCCTCTATCAATCAAATAGTCGAGAATATATTGCGCGTTTTCTGTCATTTGTGGTAATGTCAAGTAAAAATTACCGCTATACGTCATTTATATCAATCCTATCAATACTCATATATGTCAATCGTTGTCCCGTTTGCAAAATAACATTGTGCAAAGCGAATTCCGTTAGCTCCATCCGTTTGAATTAATCGAACAAAATTTTTAGATATTCGTTCCGGTCTAACTTTAAGGCTTACGCTTTCCGATGATGATGCAACAGCATATCCTTCAATATTTACAGATACATAATTATCTAATTTGATTATTACTTCTATATCCAAAAATACATCGGCATTAATATTTGTCATAGGATACGTGAATTGTTCGCCGTCATCTACAATCCATTGATCGTCATTCCATATACCGTCTGCAACAGGTAGAATATAAACAGGCGCTTCGTTCACTAAAAGTTGACCTTTTATTCTTGCTCTTAATCTAGGCTGTTTACCAGTTATTAGATTTGTAACATAAACTTCATTACCAGCAGTTTCAAAATGCCATTTCGTTAAATCATAAGTATCGGGGTCTCCAACAAGGACAACAGGAGTTCCACCGCTAGTCAAACTAACTTGAAATTGATTGGGACTTGAATTTACAACATAATATCCATCCTCCCCACGCTGATAAATGCCATTCGGATAAACATCTGCACTATATGTTACACCAACAGGTTTGTTCATAATAGGGTAAATGATATCACCGTTGACCAATCCGTGAGAATTACTTATAAAAAAGTTTGATGTAATGGCAGTTACAACGATTTCTTTATTACCGCTTTCAATATAAGATTGAATAGGAGTTCTAGTCCTGCGATTAAGCGTCATTACATCATATGCTAAATCATCGTTGATAGTTTGTGTTGGATATTTAGAATAAATATTACCTACTTGCGTTCCGACTGGATACATATAATTTCCGATCAATGAAAATGGTTTACGTCCTTCATAATATACGTTTGCTAACTTATTATTTTCAAAGAACATACCCATTACAACTAAACCTTCGGTGTAATACCCGTCATGAACGAATACTCCTGCCGAACCATTTTCCGAAGTATCTCCGCTTATTATTGCAATAGCTGTACCTGAAATACTATATCCATGACCTCGCGTTACGGTTGGGGTAGTAATCCTTTGATATATTCCGCCTGTTAATTCCAAACCATTACCATAATTCGATACATTGAAAAAGGTTAGTGCATTTTGTTGTGTATCAGGAGTATGATAAAAATAGATTCCATTATCATAGTTACGATGAATAATACAATCTCGAAATTGTGCCAATATTAATGATGCTTCTAAACAATGGATTCCGTCTCCGCCGTGATTTTGAATGTAACAATTTTGAATCAACATATGGTCGGATTGAACACCAGCCGCATCTTCGCGAACAATAATTTCAATTCCGTGTTTGCTTTTATACGACGATGAAAGTGTTCCTTGTAAAAATAAATTTTTGATCGATTGATAACTACCCCTAATCCGTATCAATGATTGATTAGCACCGATTTGACGAATTCCCCATTGCCATCGGTATTCGTTTTTACCTTCCAAACTAATCAAATTAGTATCAACTTCTAATGGTAAATCAATGACATATTGTCCATCAAAAATTATAGCTGTATTTTCTTCTACTTCGTAAAGAACCTTTGCTATTGCATACCAATCGGCTGAATTATTAAGCGTAGCCCCCGGATTCAACATTTGAACATTAGCTAATGTAACATTAGGAAAAACTGCACTAATAGTTCGGAAATTGTCGTCACCAATAGCACCAGTATCGCTAATATAAATTCTCTTATACTTCACATATTGTTCAATGTCTTCTTTAACCTGTTGCATAATATTGATATTTCCGTTCAATCCTCCAACGTATATTTCCTTTGTATCCAATGTAACAGCTAATTCACCTTGCGCTAATGTAGGCAAATCTGCTTTATTGCCCCTCCTAATTTGTATTAAATCTCTAGGAGTCCCCGCCATATTTCCGTTGGCAATAATCCAATTCATTAAATAATTAACGTCCTGTTGCGTAAAATCACCATCAACCGTCAATGCATTAATAGTATCAATAAGTGCGTTTTTATTAAGAGCATCTGCCATTAGAATATTCCTCCATCATAATTTTTTTCTATTGCTGTATTTTCGAAAAAACCACCATCAACAACAAGCCCTGTATGACCATCTGAAAATTGATCTGCCAGATAAATAAGTTTATCTGTATTATCCAATATATTTGTTAAAACATTTGAAACAGGTTTTCCGTCAAGGGAACCAGTAAAATTTCCCGATGGAGATAATTTTCGTTTATTAGTAATATTTATGCTGTCTTCTTTGCCTGCAATTTTGCTGTCAACAGTGTTCGACAGCGAGATAACCTCATCCATCTTTTTAACTAGTCTCGCAAGCAATTCAATTGTCGTTAATTCCTCGCGATCAAATTCAAACCTACGATCATTAATCGGATACATTGGTTCTAATGGTTTTATAAAATCCATCATTCTTGTATCACTCCAAACCTATTATTTGTTTCACGTGGAACACTAATATACAAGCATAAAAAGTTCATTCATTTCATCAAAGATTTCCTTCTCTATTCGAATAAAAGATTTTCGATATTGTTGCACCATTTCCGCGAATGTTTGTGTTCCAATTTTACCGTATTTATTATTAACATAATCTTCAATTGTATTTATGTCACTCCCAGACGTTTCGTTCCTCATTACATTTTGTTGTGTTTGCGCTGATTCACGTTTTGATTCAATTTCTGTTTCATTCTTTTGACTTGTTCTATTTCCTTCCGCATTCATATTTTCAGATGTTTCAATACTAGCATTATCATTCGTTGTTAATGATGTATTATCGTTGGTTTTGGAAGATGAATCAACTTGACTATTTTCGTTGTTTGTTGATGTTTCATTTACAGTTGATGAACGATCGTCATTATTGTTGTTTTCTTTAATGTTACTTGCATATTCTATAACGCCTTCACCGTCATTGGCTGTTAAATTTAATCGACCATCCGGTGTATTACTTTCTATAATTCGCGTGAATTTATCGTCAATAATTTGACCTTCTTCATTTCGATTCTGTGTTGTTGTACTTCCTCCCGTTATATTACTTTGAATCGTATTTTCGGTTGTTCCTGTTGACGATCCACTTTGTTCGCTATTTGTCGATCCGATTCGTTCCGTTTCGGTTCTTTCTGTATCACTCGATGTTTCATTTCCGGATCGATTTAATTCGCCCTCATTTGACATTTCGAGTTTCTTTTCTTCTGTTTGATTCGTATTATCTACCTGATTTTTATTTCCTGATTTATTATAATCCTCTTTCATTTTAATATTTGTTAATGGGTCATATTGAATTAATTCACTTTCAAACAATTTATTAAAATACGGCATATTTATAATTAACCATGTTTCAAGCTGAAACTTGAAAAGTCCTATAGTCTCAAAACCTATTTGTCGCATGTAAAAGTTTCGTATAAAATGAGTTTCGAAAATCTTTCGATAAGATTCATCGAATATCGGATATTCAAAATCAAAAAGATAAGGTCTACCGTTTTCTATAACTTGTTTATTAGATAAACTTGGATTATCGTTGATAGGAAGGTTATCGAAAAATGTTTTTAGTTCCGTTGTGTAGTTGAATAACATTATTTCTCACCATCCTTTTGTTTATTGTTTTCAAATTCGCTAACAACTTCGTTTCGAATTTTAACTTTTATGTCGGTTCCATATAATTCATTTATTTTAGTGGCGGCTTCCATTCTAGACTTTAAAAATATATTAGAACTAGATTCGATTTGTTCGTTATTGCTTTCGACTTCATCCGTTATCATACGTTCTCGCTTTTCAAGATTTGCATTTTTTATTCCAAGATAAGTCATAACCTCATTCCATACTGCATTCCTTTGTATATTCAATTTGTCGACGACATATGGAGCATCCGTTTTGTGAACTTTTATTGTGTTAGGATCAATACTTTCATGAGTAATAATTACAGGAGCATTACCGGAATATTGACTATAAATTTGTTGAATGCTGAATTTTGTATTATCGTTTGCTGAAATTAATATTGGTGTTTTCTGTGCATTTTGATTTACTTGAATAGTCATTTTGATTTCAGCTAAATCATATGCGAACAAATCAAGGGATGAAATAGTTGGTGTGTGCGTATCGTTATTCCATATGATAACACCCATATCATCTTCCTTTATGTCGCTATAATTATATAACTTAAAATCTTTTTGATACTTCGGTGCAGTTGCATGAAATCGTGTTGGCAAGTTGTAATGATCAATTTCTCCAGATGCGGCGCCTTGTACCGCAATATACCCGATTTGCGAGTCTTTATAAAATCCAACAAAACCATACAAATGAAGACTCATTTCTAAATATCTTGGATCAATGCTTGGAGGAAGATTTTCCCATTCAAAAAGCTGATACGATAATGATCTTAAATAATGGGAGTAATGATCGCACCATCTTTGTTGCATTTCATTCGTATATCGAAACGGTTTGTTTATTCGTTCTTTATCGCGTTTTCTGCTCACGATATCACCCCATTAGACAAGGCATAATTACCAACATCATCCGTATGCCATAAGGTGATTCCATTATCAAATACCGATTTCAAATCCTGTAAATCATCATTATTGAAATTACCCGTAATGTTACAAGCTGTTGTTTGAACGTAATTCCAGTTTTGACGTGTGTGAAAATTCGGCATTTTCAATTCGTTAACCTTATAACCATACATTTTAAAGAAATCGGAAAGCTTCTTTCGATATTCTGGTTTGATTTGCTTTGTAATAATCCAAAATCCAAGATAGCCATTCCCGTATTCAAATGCAGTATTACTTCCTTGTTTCACCATAGAAGGAGGAACATTATTAATGTCTTTTAATTTCGCGTTTAAACCTTGCAATTGCAAAACCGTGTTTCCTGCACCCCTAACAAAATTCGTTGCAGTAGATGCAAGTCCAGCCGGATTTCTTGTTGCGGCACTACTCGCAACACTAACGCTACTTCCAACAGCATCCATAATTCCATTGAATGTAATAGTAGCCGCTTGATTCATAAGGCTGTTCCGGTTTCCTTGCAAGAAGGCGGCTAACATATCGTTAATAATCGCCACATCGTGAGGAGTTGAATCGATTAATGCGGTTTCAATTGCAACCATATCGCGTTGTATTGAACCAACAATATTTTGTGTTAGATAATTTTTAGGAATAACAGAAATTTTATTACTCATTCCCATTGAACCTTTTACATCAATCAAAATATCATTGCCTTGAATGTATTCCGTTTTTAACACGATTCGATTTCCTTTAAAATCATCTAAAATGGTAAGCGAATACGGATACATTAAAAGTTTACTTTCATCGATGTTGGGAAATGACCAAACACCATCATCCAATATTCCGCCAAAATCAAGATATTTTTTCCTTGCAGTTACTGTAGTTTCTGAATAGGCATAAAGATTTTTAACGTAAATGGTTTCCAGTGTTCCGGATGAAGCAACGTTGACAATTTCAAGTTCCTGAAACAGTGTAAGATTCGGAGTTAATGCTCCTCCTGAATAAGTCCAGTCAATTCCACAGTGTTCGGTTATATACATGGATACAATGTTATTTACTGCTGATTCCTGAGAGTATATTGAATTTAAAACTTGTTTCAAACTAGGCAATTGTTTAAGAAGATGTGGTCCAATATTAACCAACGGTGTTTCCCCGAAACCATCAAAGGGATGAATATACAAAGATAAGGGTTGAGCCGTTCCGTTTACGTTAGCAACAATATAGTTTGCAGACGGTAAACCGTCTGGCACATGCAATGTTGATTTTGCAACAATAACAAGAAACATAATGCCGTTAGTCGGCATGAGTTGTTGTACGCCAACAAAATCATATTCGGAACCGTAATCCAATCCCTCATCAATGGTATTTGTAACAGGCGTCCCGTCTGCATTCCATAATTTACAATGTTCCCGAACCACATATGACGGTTTGAAAATCATGTCAAATTTCCATGATTGGAATACATCAATTTCAAAGTGTACATAAGTGGTATGTTTTTGCACATATTCCAATTTTGTAACAAATGCATAAAACCATTTATTGTTATATTGTGCATTCTGGAACATCAAATAATTGGTGCTCCATAAATCATCGATAGAAGCATTCACCGAAATGAAATGTCTACCCTCAATTCGCTGAAAATTACATTGTTCCATTGAATGGACGACATTTTGATTTAGAAAATAAGTGGTTTGTTGGCTAAGGACATCAAACCATCTTGTATGTTTATAATCATTTGAAAACGGAATGCCCGATAGTAATCGGACATTCGTTCCGCTTAATGGAACCGTAGCCAATGCATAAACCTCCTATCAAACAATTGTAACGATAGCTTCACCCACTACGTCAATTTCCTCGGTTGGCGCATCTGGATCGGGATATGAGACCGTAGCCGTAACTTTAAATTCGCCTGTTTGATTCGATGCTACAGTAAGTTTCCCTTCGGAATCAATTGTCGTTCCAGCTTGAATTGTTGTTCCAGACGATGCAACAATTGCCCAAGTCACTAAATGATTTTCATCATCCGTTTGTCTAACATATGCAGTAAATGTAAACGTTTGTCCGGGTTTGATTGCAAGAATGGTCGGATCGACAATAACCTGTGTAACAGGAGCAACTTCACCAGATACAAAAGCAATCGCATTCGAAAACCGAGATACGGAAAGAGTTTGCCATACATGGTAGAAATAGTTCCAGTACAATCCTTTTGGATTTCGAATGGTTTCCATCTTTTGCAAATTGTCGTATACCATGAACCATTCGCGGTCCACTAAAACGGCTTCCAAACCGGAAGAAGCAAAACCGTCAATAACCGTAACATGTCCAAGAAAATTTGTTTTATCCATGTTGAAGGCTTTTGCCAAAACGTCGACGTCCATTTCGGCCTGCAAATCTGCGTCGATAATAAGATGTAAGTCTTCGACATCTGTACGAGTGCGAACCGCCAAAGCATTAAAATCACGCGAACCGGAAGGAAGAGTTACACGTCCAACCGTTGCGCGAATTTTCTTGACCAATTCACGCGCCGCCGTTTCGGTTGTCGGAGCGGTAACCGGAATGACTTTAAAAAGTCCTTTCGAGTAGTAGTTATCGATTAACAATTTCATGTATTCGTATTCGTCAACCTCTGCCGAATTATAGATAGCGTTGATAATAGATGAAAGGAAGCTTTCGAAATTTCCCCAAGAAATGAAAGCCGATTTTAAGCTGTCATCTTGAATCGTTTGTTCATAAAAATCTTGACGGTTCCTTTCATGGAACAAGGTTTTTACATTCGGTATTGTTCGCTTGAATACTGTTGTTTCAGCGTCGAATGGATCGTATTTTTTCGCTTTGGTAATATCGGTAAATATTTCTTCAATTGATCGACCTTGCAACATTGGTCCCTTTTTGAATTTTGCAAGCGGATTTTTCAAGGAAACCGCACGAACAACGACAAGTCCGATGCGATCGACTAGCGATGTAATGAATTCATTTTGAATCGTTTGATTAATAAGAATGCCTTGACCGATTTCAGCGACATTTTCGGCATTTGCAAGCGGCACATAATTTTGGAAATTGTCTCCCGCGCTGTTTCGGATTGCATTAACAATATCATATGTTTCAGTTATTCCAAGGCTTGTTTTTACTTCTTTAATTGTGATCCGTGCCATAGTTCTAAAACCTCCATTATTTTATTTTTCAAGAGTTTCAAGAGTGATCGATTCAGAAAATGTTTTCTTTTCTTCCTTTTTCTTTGTTTCATCATTTGCACCAACAATACCTAGTTGACGGAAAAGTTTGCTATTGGAAATGATAAGATCGTCATTATCCGATTGTAATTTTGTTGATTTTTGGGTTATCGTGTCAAAGTCGGTTAAAACGGTTGAATAATCGGTTCGAAGTAATTGAAGAATTTCCGTTCGTCTGCTTTGTTCAAGATCGGGAGACAACAATTCAGCTAATAGGCTTTCATGATCTTCTCTAGGCATTGGCATTTTAATATAATCCTTTCTTTTGGTTTAATTTTCTTACACTTCTATTATATCATTTATAGTGTGGAAGTAAAAATAAATCTTGACATTATTATAAAGTTATGATACATTACGCGATTTTTAATAAATTTTTGTTGTGCATTATTAATGATTCATTTTGTATCATATATCTAGTGAACAACAAATTTTATAAATTCATTGACTTTTGTTATGTGGACATGGTATTATTAGAGTGTAAGGTAAATTAAACCAAAATGAGAAAAGGAGAAAACGACATGCGCAAAATGATGACGAAAGAAGTAACGAAAACGACGATCAAAATCGGAAAGGTATTTATGAAGGAAGGGATTCCTTCGTTGGAACAGTTGCCAGATGTAGTTGTCATTGGAAATGTTACGATGGAAAAGGCACAAAAAGAAGTAAACGGAATGTACGATTTTCCTATTACGGTATTCGGTGTACAACCAGAAACCCAAGTTTACGAAATGGACGTTTTGGAATTTGTGAAACACGCTACTTTGAAAGCGCAAGAATCGGACGAAGAAAAAGCTCAACGATTGGAAGAAGAGAAAGCCGAAAAGTTGAAGGAAAAGGAAGCAAAGAAACAACAAAAGGCCGGATAATTGGATCGATGAGTAATCAACGGAAATAAAGCGAACAACGGAAATAAACCAAAAATAAATTAACCGAAAAGGATGAAACCAAATGAGAGCGACTTTCGACATGGAAACAAACGAAGGAAAATTCAAAATGTTTAACGCGCAAAATGGCGCATCGATTTCCTTAAAACAATTGGATAACGGCGAAGTGCTTGAAGTAAATGGAGTCTTTCAATATGATGGAGTTGTGGATAGTTACGGAAAAGAGCAGGAAGCTACAATTACCGTATTGTTTGCAACAGATGGACAAACATACGCAGGGGTATCGGAAACAGTTGCGGCGGCAGGATCGAAACTCATTGAATTATTTCAAGCGACTCAAATGGATGCAATTCGCGTAGCGATCATTAAACAGCGTTCAGGAAAAGGAAATGAGTTTTTGAACCTCCGCGCTGTAATGTAAATAGATAGCGGCGAAAGAGAGGATGGGAAACCATCCTCTTTCATTTATCATAGGAGGATGAGAAACCATGCCAGCTACTCTGCGCGGTATATATCATAATTTAAGTGAGAGCACATATTGCGTTTCAAATGGTGAAATTATTATGTTCTTTTCTAGTTCTCTCTATCAAAGCAAATACTTGGAAAGATATAAGATTGAAAGAGAGAGGTTCAAAGAAAAAGTAAATTCTTCGTTAGAAGATGAAATTTTAAATATGGAAACATTGTCGGACATTAATTTTTATAAGCGTGTAGAAAAACGTGGTTTTTATATTTGGCTGAAAGGGGTAGAAATATCATGGCACGAAATCCACAAATACGCCTTACGAAAAATGATAGGCAAGAATACTCCCGATTGGTCCGAAATACAAAGGCCAAAATTAAAAGAGCGGCTAAAAATTATGGAATAGATATTAGTAAGGATATTGTTATACCAAAGTTATCGGATTTTAAGACTCGAAAAGAATTTAATGAGTTTAAGGAGAAACAAAAATCGTTCACTAGTCCATCTAATCTTAAATATCAGTTTGTAAAGAATGAACATGGAGTAGTTGCCAGTAAAGCAGAATTGAATGAAATTAAAAGGAACACAAAGAGAGCACAAGAAATAGCTGATAAATTGAGAAAAGAAGCTGTTAGAAAGCCTTTTATATCAGGAGGGAAGAAACAGGGAACCGTTGGACAGCGTATGATGCAAATGAATAAGCCTGACACGGCTGGAATAAGTAGGCCCCCTGATTTTGATTTCAATAAAATTAGGAATAAGAGAGATTTGGAAAGAAAAAAAGATAATGTTGAAAAAAGGTCGAAAGAAGATTTTTTCGATAAACGTATGGAGCAAATGAAAAAGAATTTTATAGCATTATTAGAATTGAGTTTTAATAGTGATGCAGAAAGACTAATTGAAAAACTGGAAGGAATTCCACCCGAAGATTTTTACGAAATGTATTTAATGTTTGATGAATTTGATTTTGATTTATATTATACCCAAGATTTTAATGGGCAAAGTCATGATAGTCAAATACGTCAATTAGAATCATATATAGATCGTTATTATAATGGAAATATTAATATGGATTTAAAAAGCTTCTAAGATACTATTAATCCCTCCATCAAGGAGGTTCAAACGTGGCGAGAAAAAGAAAGAAATTTTCATGTGATTTTGAAACTACTACTAAGGAAGACGACTGTAGGGTCTGGGCCTACGGTTGGATGGAAATAGGGAATAAAAAGAATTATGGAATCGGTAAAACAATAGAGGAATTTATGAAATGGTGTGAAACGTGTCAAGGGGATTTATATTTTCATAACTTGCGATTCGATGGAGAATTTATTGTAAATTGGTTGTTGAAGAATGGTTTTAAATGGGATAAGAACGGACAGGCAAATACTTTTAACACTACAATATCGTCTATGGGTCAATGGTATATAGTAGACATATATTTTGGTTATCAAGGGAATAACAAATTACATACAGTGATCTATGACAGTTTGAAAAAACTTCCCTTTACAGTTGAAAAAATTGGTCAGGATTTTGGATTAGAAGTTTTAAAGGGATCAATTGATTATCATAAAGAACGTCCAATAGGTTACGAAATGACAGAGGATGAAAGGGAATACATTTATAATGATATTGCTATTATTGCGGATGCATTAGAAATACAGTTTAAACAGGGATTAGATAGGATCACGAATGGATCGGATAGTCTGAAAGGTTTTAAAAGTATTATAACGGAAAAATTGTTCGAAAAACATTTTCCTAGTTTAAGTCTTGAATTAGATTCGAATATTAGGTTGGCTTATCGTGGCGGTTTTACATGGTTAAATGATAGGTTTGCGGGCAAAGAAATAGGCGAAGGAATTGTTTTTGATGTAAATAGTCTTTATCCATCGCAAATGTATGATAGAGAATTACCTCATGGAATGCCTGTGTATTTTGAAGGAGAATATAAAGATGATTGGTTGTATCCATTATGTATACAACATATTCGGTGTGAATTTGAATTGAAACCTAATAAAATACCGACGATTCAGATTAAGAAAAATTTAGCATTTAGACAAAATGAATATTTAAAATCAAGTGATGGAGAGATTGTAGATTTATATGTAACCAATGTGGATTTGCAATTGATTAAAGAACATTATGAATTGTATGACTTGGAATATGTTTCCGGTTGGAAGTTTAGAAGTAAAGTAGGACTTTTTAAACCGTTTATAGATAAATGGAATTTTATTAAAACAACGTCATCTGGAGCTATAAAATTGTTGGCTAAATTAATGTTAAATTCATTGTATGGAAAGTTTGCGACAAATCCAGACGTTACCGGAAAGATTCCTTATTTGAAAGAGGACGGATCATGCGGTTTTAAAATTGGTGATGAGGAATTTCGGGAACCTGTATATACTCCTGTGGGTGTATTTATAACATCATGGGCAAGGTATTATACAATAACAACGGCTCAGAAATGCTATGATCGGATCATATATTGCGATACGGATAGTATACATTTAACGGGTACTGAAATACCGGAAGCAATTCAGGATATTGTTGATGCGAATCGGATGGGATATTGGAAGAAAGAAGAAACATTTAAAAGAGCTAAATATATTAGACAAAAGACGTATATACAAGAAGTTTACGCTAAAGAAAAGGAGATTGATGGTAAGAAAAGAATTGTATTTTGTGAGAAGGAGGAAGCCACGACAACGGATTTAAATATAAAGTGTGCTGGAATGCCGGATAGGATTAAAGAGAAGGTAACGTTTGATAATTTTAAGGTTGGATTTAGTAGTTTGGGAAAGTTGTTGCCTAAACATGTTAATGGTGGAGTCGTTTTGGTTGATACGGAATTTACTATAAAATAGGAGTGATAGAAATGAAAAAGATGATAGGTGGAATTGTTAACAAAGTATTTCAAGAAAATGGACTAGAAGTGGTTGATATAAAATCGTTGTATCCTAAAGAAATGATGATAGGTAGTAAAGATAAAATACAGATGAGTACATTCTACGGTAAATTATTACTAAATAGTGTGTACGGTAAGAATAAAATTATGGGTGATACAAATGCACCTTGTTCAAAGGAAGATTATGAAAAGGCAAATCAATTAGGTTTGAATCTAGATGATTGGAATGATTATCAAAAATTCTATGATATGAATAAAAAATTATGTGATAAATGTAAGTTTAATAAATGCGAAATTAATAGAACATTATGTACAGGTTGTTTAGATAAAATTGATCCGCATC